TCAGCCGATCTTGCAGCCCCAGAAGGACGTGTGATCGGCGGCGAAGTAGCCGTCCGCGACCCGGAAATACCCCTGCAGCTCGACGGTATCGCCGGCCGCCAGCGGCACCATGGTCTGCAGCCAGATGGCGGTGGCGAGCGAGACATGGGTGGCGGAGATTTCGCCGAGGGAGCCGCGGATTTCGGTGGTGCCGTTCAGCACGAGCCGCCCGCGCATGCGGGCCGTGGCGCTGGCGTTGATCTTGTAGAGCAGCGTCGCCCCGAAGAGGTAGGTGCCGTCCACGGGGGCCACGAAGTGGTTGTTCGCGGCGTCGAAGGCCCCCTGGTCGTTGTAGTCGGTGTTGTTCAGGCCGATCTTCGTCCAGGTCCCGATGCCGACATAGTTGTCGTAGTTGGTGTAAGCCTTGAAGCGAGGCAGCCGGGGCTGGTCGACGATGCCGGTGGCGTTGTCGACGCTGAGCCCGTCGAAGAAGGTGCTGCCGTCGGCGGAGACCGCGAGACGGAAGCGGTCGGAGCCGAAGAGCCCCACCAGCGCCTTGGTCACGAAGCCGGTCTGCAGCGTCAGGCCAAGATCGTCGCCCGCAGCCTCCTTGTTCATGGTGTAGAAGAGATCGCCCGTCCCGCCCTCGGCCACGGTCTTCGCCGTCCAGAGCGCGGCGTTCAGCTTGGCCGAGAACGGGTTCGACCCATCCGCCGTCGTGCCGACGCCCAGCAGCGCAATGTTCTGCAGCGTGTCCGGCGTGGTCCCGATCCAGCCCGCGCCGTCATAGACCAGCAGCAAGCCTTCATCCTCGACCCACGCCCGCCAACCGGTCCGGGGCGGCAAGCGCAGCCAGGCGCCGTCCGTCCAGAGCACGACGTTCAGATCCCAGCCCGCCCAGTCGCCAGACGCGCCCGAGGCGACGATGTAGCGGTCGCCATCGGCCGGAGAACCGGGCGGCGCGGTCAGGTCGCGGTCGAGAACCGAGAGCTGGACGAGTCCGTCGAGGATCCGCAGTGCCTCATTGTGGGTGACGTGCTTCTGGGCCTGCGCCGCGAGGATGTAGGGCAGCAGAAGATGGGTCGTGGCGTCGGACATTGGCGGTCTCCAGAACGAAGAACGCCGCCTGGATGGCAGGCGGCGGATTAATGCGCGGCGAAGAGAGGTGGCGTGCTACCCGCGCTCGGGCGTCTCCGCCGGAATGGCCGACAGAACCGGGTCGGGCTTCGGGGCGTCCCACTTCGCGGTCATCGCGGCCCAGCGATCAATGTCGGCCCGGAAGGCCGGGTCGTCGATCCGCAGATGGAAGGTGTAGAGCCGATCCACGATCTCGCGCATGAGCGCGCGCATCTCGTCGTCATCGATCCGAGAGACCTCGGACCAGGGAATGCGGTTGCCTTCTGCGTCTTGGACGATGACGTCGCTGCCGTCCCCGGTGCGCGAGATGGGCGTCCGGCCTGCATGCAGGGTCTCCAACTGCGTGTTGCGCACGCAGGCCACGGCCATCACTCTGGCAAGCTGGGCTGCAATCCGGTCTTCGTCTTCGGGGCGCATGTCCCGAGCCTACGACGTAGATCGCGCGCCGTGCCAGAGCTCATTGCGCCACATCAGAAGCTCAGCGTGACGGTTTTGGGCGCTCCTCGTCCGATGAGGGTGGAAAGCTGGAAGATGCGGATGTCGAGCGTGTCGCCGGAGCCGAGTAGCGCGCCCCAGTCGGCGGTCTGTTGGGCGGCGGTGTAAGCCGCGCTGGTGGTCGTGCTGGCGAGCACCCGCTTCACGGTGGCGCCGTCGAGGATCTCGACCTCGTAGGCTTCCAGTTCCTCGCCGAGCGGCACTTCCAGCCCGCCCCAGCTGTCGGCCGAGAGCGCGCGGGACCGGCGGGTCCAGCGTATCGTCAGATCGCCGGGCGCACGCGGCTTGCGCCACGGCTGCTCGACATGGGCGACCGAGAACGGCCGCAGCCCCACGCCCTGAGGCGTGAAGAATTGCGCGACATAGGTCTCGTCGCTGACCGAACGGCTGGCCGGGCCGATGCGCCAGTTCCACGGGATCCCAAGGTCGGCCTCGGCGATCGGCAGCGTTGCGAGGCTGTCGTCGAGCACCACGACCCGCGCGCCAGCAGGCGCCGGGTTGCCCATGGCGCCCTCGGTCCCGCGCTGGCCACGCAGGAGCCCGGTCAGACGATATCGACCCGGCGCCAGAAGCTCTGCCACGCCCGCCTGCACGATTTCCCAGACGCCGGGCGCACTCTCGATCGCGAGCGCGTTCGCCCCGCCGAACAGGGTCAGGTCGGTGACGCTCTCCAGCGTGCCGGTCAGCAGATCGACCACCAGCGCATTGCCGAGATCGAAGCGCGACGTGGGGCCCGTGTAGAAGTCCGAGACCAGTGTCCCGATCCGGGCGCGGCTGCCGAACGTCGTGAGTAGCTCGAAGCCATCGGTCGAGGGGCTGCGAAACACCGCCATCTCGCCCGGCCATGGAACCGCGTGCGCGGCGATCAGCGGCCGATGCGCGGGCTGGTCCTCGGTCAGCTGCGGCAGGTCCATCAGCACCGCGTCCGGCGCGCCGAACACGACGGCGCGCGTCAGCGAGGCCGCGCGGGGATCGCCCGGCGGCAGGTCGTAGGTCGCCCGGTCCTGGCGGACCGCCTCGATGCCGCGCGCGTCCGCATCGGCGATGGAGACGAGCCGCAGATCGACCACCCGCCCGTCATGCTCCAACCGGATCGCATCGGCCGGATCGAGCGCCAGGCGCGAGGGCGGCAGACGGAACGCCGCCGTCTCCCGGCCCACCCACGCCTCCATCAGCGCGCGGCGGCAGCGCCGCTCGGCCTCCTCGGGCGGCACCGCCATCGGGAAGGACTCCGAGGCTATGCGCTTGGTGTCCACGGTGATGCGCCGCGCCTCGACGAGGGCCGCGTCGTAATCCTCATCCGCCCGCGCGACCTGCCATTTCAGCGCCTGCGGCAGTTCGGTCTCTTGGCCGCGGGTGAGTTCCAGCACGTCGCCCTCGCGGGCGGCCACCAGATCGTCGGGCGCAAGGGTCGCGACGGAGGCCCTCCCGCGCATGACGAAACGGATCACGCCCTCGGTCTCGACGGCGTCGAAGCCGAAGTGGCGCGACAGCGTGGTGATGGAGGCGCGCGGGCTTTCCAGCGCGGTGATGGCGTAGCCCTCGACCGCACCCCATAACCCGGTGACGTCGATCCCCGCCTCGGGCAGCCCGGCGCGCAGGCAGAGGTGCCGGACCAGTGCGGCCAGCGACACCGCGCCGAGACGGCCGGTCAGCCAGTGGCCGAGCCGCCAGTTCGCGCCGTCCGTCCAGACGTCGGTCAGCGCCGGGAAGAAGGGATAGGGCCGCGCATCCCAGGTCCAGGCGGCGCATTCGGGGACGTGCACCATGCGGCCGCCGTAGACCGAGGACAGCGGGTTGTTCGCAGCCTCTCCCCACCAGAGATACGTCGCCTCGAGATAGGCGCGCTGGATGGCGTCATCGCGCCAGCCCCGCGAGAAATGCGGCGTGAAGCTCTCAGACGACTTCGGATCGAAGAAGACGTTCGGCTGGTTCGTGCCCCGATCGATGGCCGGACAGCCGAGCTCGGTGAACCAGATCGGCTTCGACTCCGGCGCCCACGCCGTCGGCGTTCCGCTCTCCACCCCGCCCGGGCGGTTGTAATGCGGGTTCGACCACCAGCTGCGGAGATCCTTGTAGCGGAAGACCCACGGCTTGGCCGCCGCACCGTCCGTGATGGGCGTGCGGACCTGCGCGGAGCGATCCGCCGCACTGGCGTAGAACCAGTCGAAGCCTTCGCCGCCCGCGATGTTGGCCTGCAGGTAGGCCCGGTCGTAGATGGCGGGCCAGCCCTCCTGCGCATCGGCATGCTCGAAGCCGTCCCGCCAGTCGGAGAGCGGCATGTAGTTGTCGATGGCGACGAAATCGACGTTGCCGTCGGCCCAGAGCGGATCGAGGTGGAAGAACACGTCGCCCGAGCCGTCACCCGGTTGGTGCCCGAAATACTCCGACCAGTCGGCGGCATAGCTGATCGCCGTGCCCGCCCCGAGAATGGCGCGCACGTCGGCGGCTAGATCGCGGAACGCTTGCACCGCAGGATACGCGCTGGCACCAGAGCGTATCGTCGTCAGCCCGCGCATCTCGGTCCCGATCAGGAAGGCGTCGACCCCGCCGGCCGCGGCGCAGAGATGGGCGTAGTGCAGCACCATCCTCCGAAGCCCCCAGTCGTCCGCGCCAGCGGTCCAGGAGACGGTCTCGCCCGAGACGGTGAAATCGGAGGGCGTGGCCGCGCCGAACAGCGCCGCGACCTGGCTTGCGGCCGTAGCGGTCTTGTCCACGGTCCCTGCGAACCCCGCTGCAGGCGAGCAGGTGATCCGCCCCCGCCAGGGAAACGCGGGCTGGCCCGTCTCGGCGGCGTTGTCGGAGTACGGGTTCGGCAGCGTGTTGCCGGGCGGCACATCCATCAGGATGAACGGGTAGAAGGTGACGCGCAGCCCGCGCGCCTTCATCTCCTGGATCGCCTGCACCACCGCGAAGTCGGACGGCGTGCCGCCATAGACGGGGCGGTCCTGGTCGTCCCGGCTGACGAGGAAGGCACCGGCCCGGCTCACGCCATTCACCGACCAGCTGGCGGGCGTGGTGGATTTGGCCGACACCTCGACGCCCGGCCGCACCTTGCAGGAGCCTGCCCGCAGGTCGTCGCCGAACCAGGCGACGACGAGGCTGACGCTCTCGACCGCCGGGGCCATCGCCTGCAGCCGGTCGAGGGCCTCCACCATGTCGGTCGAGTCGGCCAGCGCGTTCAGGTTCTCGGGCACCGTCGCCCCGCCGTCGGTCTTGCGGATCGCCTGCGTCGCATAGGTGAACTCGCCCGAGGCCGGGATCATGGTGACGGCGCGGGTGAGCCCCTCGGCGGTGTCGGGATCGGCAAGCGGGCGGAACACCTCGAAGGACAGCTGCGGCAGGCGGTTGCCATAGGTCGAGAGCGCCAGTTCCTCGAAGACCACATAGGCCGTGCCGCGATAGGCCGGCGTGCTGGCCGCCCCCATTTTCGCGGTGATGAACGGGTCCGCCGTCTGCGTCTCGTCGCCGGGATACCAGCGCCAGGTGACGCCGGAGAGGTCCATCGGCTTGCCGTCGGCCCAGATGCGCCCGATGCCGGTGATCGGGCCCTCGCAGAGCGCCACGGCGAAGCTGGCATAGTAGAGATACTCGGTGGTCTTGACCTTGCCGCCCCCGCCGCCCTTGCCGCCGCCCTGCGTGGTGGTCTTCGTCTCCTCGCGGAAATCTGTCGCCCATATGATGTTGCCGCCCATCCGCATCCGGCCGTAGAGCCGCGGGATGACTGCGCCCTCGGTGGCCGAGGTGATGCGCAGCGTGTCGAGCCGCGCGCCCTCGATGCGCTGCGTGGGCGCCAGAGACGAGATGATCCAGCTGTCCACGACCGAGCCGATGGTGGAGCCGATGAAACCGCCGATAGTCGCGGCGCTCACGCCGAGGATCGCGCCGCCGATGCTGCCGCCAATGGCGGCGCCAGCGGCACCGAGAACGAGGGTGGCCATGGTCGGGGCCTCAGCGTTGCGGGAACAGGAAGGCGAAGGCGATGCGCCGTCGCCAGGATGGGGTAAGCGGTTCCTCGATCACGCCGAGCCGCTCATAGGCGTGGAGAAAGGTGTCGGGGCCGGTAAGGATCCCGACATGCTTGGCGATGGCGCGCGGCCTCATGCGGAACAGCACCAGCGTCCCCGGACCGGCTGCCGCGGGTTCCACTTCAATCATCATGGCGCGCGCGCCCTCGGCCAGAACTTCGCGTGGGCCTGTCTCACCCCAGTCGCGGCTGTAGGGCGGGATCGGGAAAGGCTCGGGGCCGACGACATCGCGCCAGACTCCGCGCGCGAGCCCGAGGCAGTCGCAGCCGACGCCGCGCAGGCTCGCCTGGTCGTGGTACGGCGTGCCGAGCCAGGACCGTGCGATGGCGATGACGCGGGTGGGATCGGCGGAGGTCACAGCACGGACCCTTCGTGGCCGCCGTCTTTCGTGGCGTAGCGGAGAACGGCGTCCTGGCCGGGGATGTGCGGGAAGCCGCCGAAGTTGGCGGTGTTCGCGAACTTCGCCCCGCAGGTCTCCATGCGCTTGTCGCAGCCCGCGCGGATGGTGAAAGCGTCGCCCTCGGCGATGGACCGCACCGGCGCCTCGAGCAGCGTCAGCACCGCGATGCCATCCGTCACGTCATGGCCCAGCACTTCCGTCATACGCCCCGCGTTTGCGCCGCTGGTCCATTCGATGGTGCCGAAGGTGAACCAGCCGGAGGCGAAACCGCCAAGGCCTGAGGCGGTGAAGGCCCTGTCGCGCAGGAGATCGATCACCGCGCCCATCCCCTTGAAGGCCGGATCCTCGAGATCGACGCCACAGCGCGCATCTCCGAGCGCGGCATCGCAGGTCGCCTGAAAGGTCCGCCCGACCGTCTGGCTCAGCACATGGGCGAGCGAGCGGACCTCGGCGACGAAGGCCAGCCGGCCGCGCCGGATCTGACCGATGGCCCCGCGCCGCATCAGCACGCGCTGGCTCGGATCGGCCCAGTTCACCCGCCAGACCTCGACCTCGGCATTGTCCCAGCGGCCGTCGAGAATGTCGGTCTCGGTGATGCGATCCGAGGTCAGCACGCCCTCGGCGTCCTGCGCATCGACCGACAGGTCGGAGCCCGAGCGCACCTCGGAGGCCGTGAGCCCACTCTCGGGCTCGAAGTCTGTCCCGTCGAAGGCGAGCGTCCTGTCGTGATCAGTGAAGCCGAAGGTGACGTCGTCAGCGCGGCTGATCCGCCAGCACCAAGCGAGCGTCGTCGTGCCCTCGTCGAGATGGGCCTGCAGGGCGGGATCGAGGGATTTCATCGGCAGGTTCCCGTCATTCGGTCGTCGAGATCGGCGATCCAGTTCGCCCAGTCCGGCGGAACCTCCGCGACGGTCTCGGCATCTGGCCGGGCGAGCCGCGCCTCGGCATAGGAGGCACAGCCCGCATCACCAGCGCCCGTCGTTACGGCGCAGCCGGTCAGCGGGATCGCCAGCGCCGCGGCCGTCACGAACCGCGTCGCGACCGCGCTCGACACGGCTGTTCTTGTCTTCCGTAGCATCGCGTTCCGCCTCCCGTTTGCCTTCGCGCTTCCCTTCGACGCGGCCCCAAAACCGGCCAAGGACGGCGCCCCCGACGGCGCCGAAAGCCGCAACCAGCCAGATCAGGAGATCAGCCATCGTCCCGCTCCCCGTGCGAGGCGGCGACGCAGAGGGCTGCGACGAAGACCCCGAGGCAGCCGCCCACGACCAGACCTGCGAGAAACTCAAGCATCGCCGCGGAACCCGCGCTCGATCCGGTCGCGCAGGCCGATCAGGCCGAGACCGAGAAACATCAGCCCCGCTGGCGAGGCATCGCCAGAGCCGGCGAGTAGCGCGACGAGCCGGGCCAGTTCCCCGAGCGGCCCGGTGGCGGGCAGCGCGAGGGAGGCGATGCCGGTGAGCATGGCGAGAAGTCCCGCCCACCAGGTGAGCGAGTTGAGGCGAACGTAGCGCATGGGGGTCAGGCCCTCCGGATCAGGGTGGAGAAGAGGGCGGCCAGCCGGGCGAGCCAGCCGGTCGGCGCGTTGGGTGCAGGTTTGATGACCGGCGGCGTCGGCGACGGCCCGCGAGCCAAGGCCAGAGCCTCATCCTCGGTCAGGCGACGGATTGGTCGGGAGAAGTCCACGCGGCCCGCGCGATCCACGGACCAGACCGGGATCGTGCCGCCGGGATAGCGGGCGTGGCGGAACAGGTCGCGCTCGGCTTCGCGGCGCGGAATGATCGAGGCCGGTCGCCGCCAGTTCAGAAACGCGTTGGCGGCTGCAACGCGATTGCCGGCATTGAGGTGCCGGGTCAGCGCAGCCTTCGCGATGCCGCCGGTGTTGTAGTGGAAGCTGACCAGCGCATCGAACTCGTGCGGCGTCAGCGGCACCTTCGCGGCCCGCAGGACGGCGGCCTCGTAAGCAGCCAGGTCGGCGCGGAATACCCGGAACGCCTCACGGATCCCGCCATCGAGATCGGCGGGCATGCCGCGCGGCATGGTGGCCGGATCGGGCGGCCCGGCCGCGGCCGTGTGGCCGATGCCGAAGGTCCAGACCTGTTTCACATCGAGATAGGGCCCGGGCACGAGTCCTTCGTGCCGGACGAGGGCCAGAAGGCCCCGGTCGGTCATGTGCATGGGATTACCGGAGGAGCGAGAGGATCAGGATCAGAGCCGCGACGGCGAGGCCGATGCGCAGGCGATGGGTAAAGGCCGCTCGAGGGTCGGCCGGGTCGCAGCGGAGCGAGCGCGCGAGGCGAAGGATCTCATTCATCGCCGTCGCCTTTGTTGGCGCGGCGCAGGCGGGCCAGCAGCATCTCGATGAAGGCCGGGCCGAAGACGCCGACGAGATAGGCGGCCGAGCCCGCCGCCCCGCCCGCTGGGATCGCCTCGGGCTGGAGCCCCAGCCACGCCGTGATGACGGCCATCGAGAGGCTGCCCATCCCGGCGGCGATCAGACCGCCGAGCAGGATGTGCCGGAGCGCGTCGCGCAGGCGCATCTTCGTGGTCAGCGCATTCGTCGCGCCCCCGAGCGCGCCCCAGGCGGCGAGGATCACTGCAGTGGACGTGGCGAGTTCTTTCAGAACCGCAGCTATGAAGCGGGATTCATCGTTCATCGGCGCAGTTCCAGAAGCGGAATGGAGGTGATCGAGCCGAGCCGCTCAAGGTCGAGCGTCACGTCGAGCACGTCGGAGTCGAAGCGGACCGGCACGTCGAACTCGAAGCCCGCTGTGACGGCGATGCCAGCGCCCGGCGCGGTGCCGAAGGTGACCACGCCGGTGGCGGTGTCGACCGACCAGCCGGAGGGCTGCTCCACGCCGCCGAGCGCGATGCGCACGCTGCCCGTCACCGGCTTCGCGATGGCGCGCGTCCAGGATTGCGCGCCCGAGGCGTAGCGCTTCACCAGCTGGAAGGCGGTCGTCGTGCCATCGCCGGTGCCGATCGCCTGATCGGTCGGCGAAGGTGTGCCAGAGGGAAGGCAGGACTTGTGATCGCCCCAGTCCTTGAACCGGAAGCCATGCAGCCGCCCATTTCGTGCCTCGAAGAAGGCGACGACGGCGGCGAGATCATCGGCGCGGCGGATGCCATAGGCGACGTCGTAGCGGCGGCGCGAGTTGGCCCAGCTGGCGTTGCGCTCCTCGTCGCCCGAGGCGAGCTCGACGATCTGGGTGCGCCGCTCCGGCCCGCCCCGCGCGCCGCGACTGATGTTGTCGGGAAACCGCACCTCGTGAAACGCCATCAAGTCTCTCCATGGTTCGTGCTCTGGCCCCCGCAACCGGTTCCCACTTGCGGGGTCGCACTCACATGCCCCTCCGCCCGAGCGACACGGCCCGGGCGATGTCGGCAGCGACCTGCGTGCGCGACTGCCGGAAGCTTTCGGCGTCGCGGGCCATGATGGTGACGTTGACGCCGCCGCCGGTGCCGTAGTTTTGCGCCTCACGTTGCGACAGAACCCGTTCGCCGCGCTGCAGGATCGCGGGCACCTCGTCATGGCGAAGTCCGGCCATGCCGCCGGAATGCATCCGGGGCGCGGCGGCGAAGGCCATGGCCGGGACCAAGCGTGAGGGCTCCGCCGATCCGACCATCCCGCCCGCATGCAGGACGTTGGCGAAGATGCCGCCCGCGCCGGAAAACACGCCGGAGAGTGCATTGGCGATCGGCCCGAGGATGAACCGCCGCGCCGCCAGCTGAGCGAGATCGGCCAGCAGCGAGGTGACGAGGTCTCGGAAGTTCAGCTTCCCGGTCTTCACGAACTCGCCGACCGCGTTCTCCGCCGACTGGAAAGCCCCGACGAGGCTCTGGCCGATATCCCCGCCGATCTCGCGGGCCTTGCTGGCATAGTCGGAGAGAGCCGCCGTGACCGCCTGCCAGCCGGTGACGGCTGCCTCGGTCGCGGGCTCCGCTGCAGCTGCCGCCGCTCCCGCAGCGGCACCGGCACCCGTCGCGGCACGTCCGGCATCGCCGAGCGCCGTCTCCAGCCGCTCGGCCGCGCCGGTGGCCTCGGTCAGCGCATCCGCACTGGCCTCGTCGGTGCCGCGCACGGCATCGCGCAGCGCCTGCCAGCTTTCCAGTGGCGCGCGGGTCCCTTCCGCCAGATCGCGTGCCGCGCCCCGGTAGACGTTCGCGGACTCGAGCGCCCGGTGCGCCGCTTCGGTCAGACCGAGATCGGGCGCGCTGAGCGGGTTGTCCTCGAAGGCCCGGTCGAACGCCGCCTGCGCTGCGGTGGTTGCGGCGGTCGCCGCGCCCTCGAAGCGGTTCTCGATCTCGCCGAGGTCGAGGTCCGGCACCAGCGAGATGCGGCGCTCCGACCCGAGCGCTTCGAGCCCCTGGTTGATGCCGCCGATGAAGCCGTTGATGCGCGAGACCACGCCGTTCAGCATCGCCTCGACGCCGTCGACCAGGCTGTTGGCCGCCTGGAACGCCAGATCGCCGATGGCGGCGGGCAGCAGGCCCCAGATCGCCTTGATCGCCTCATAGGCGCCTTCGAAGGTGTTCGCGGCCGTATTCCCGAATCCGACGACGCTCTCGATGGCGCTCTGCATGCCCGACGCGGCATCGGCCTTCAGGTCGAAGAACATCGCCGTGGCGGCAGCGCCCGCCGCAGCTGCGCCCATCCTGATCCGCTCCCAGACCTCGACGGCGAGGTCCTTCAGGAGCGACATCGCTTCGCCGAAGCCGCCAGCGCCGGAGACGAGCCGGGTGAACTGGTAGACGAGTTCGCCCGCGCCGACGACCAGCGCCCCGATCCCGGTGCGGATCAGCGCGCCGCGCAGCACGACCAGCGCCGTGGCGAGACCACGGACCGAGAGCGCGGCAGCGGCCATTCCAGCGACCCAGCGTCCCGCGAGGAAGGCCGCGAAGGTAGCGGCATAGGTGGTCAGGCGACCGATGTTGTCGAAGAGACCACGGATCGCGATGCCGAGCGGCCCGGCGCGGCTCGCGACCGCGGCCATGGCGTTGGCGACCGCTTCCAGCGCAGGCGCGGCGGCGACCGCAAGCTGGTTCGAGAGCCCGCGCCAGATCAACCCGAGCCGGGAGATGGCATCGTTGGTGCGTTCGATCTGGGCCGCGTCCTGGTCCGAGACCACCACCCCGAAATCCCGCACATCCTCCGTCGCCTGCCGCAGCGTTGCCGTGTCGATCCGGGTAAACACGAGCGCCGCGCGGTCGCCGAAGAGTTGCGAGGCCACAGCCGCGCGTTCGGCTTCCGGCACGAACTGCCCCAGCGCCTGCTGGATCGCGGCGATCCGCGCATCGAGCGGCAGCCGCTGCAGGTCCTCGGCGGAGAGCCGCAGGCGGCGCAGCGCCTCCACAGCCGGGCCGGCCCCGGAAGCGGCCTGGCTGAGCCGCCGCGTCAGCTGGACGGTCGCCTGCTCGACCTGGCCCATCGATACGCCCGCCAGATCACCGGCGCGTTCGAGCACCTGAATGCTGGCGACGGTGGTGCCGAGCGAGGCCGCGAGCTTGGCCTGCGCATCGACGGTCTGCAGCCCGGACCGGATCATCGCCACGCCTGCGGCAGCAGCGGCGGCAACTGCGGCAGCGGCGGCCACACGCACCCGCCGCGAGAAGGCTGCGAGCCGGGCGTTCGCCGCTTCCATCTC